CGTTAATCTCCTCAAAGGTTAACCATTTTTTTGTCAAACTATAAAAGCCTGACTTCTCCCAATTAATATCATTTTTTCCTAGTTTGTCAAGGATTGCATCCTCTATTTTTTTAGAGTCATCTGCAGCCATAACTGTAAATTCAGTTATGTATCCGTAGGCAGTAATTTTAATTAAGAATTTCTTCATTGTGTTTTTTATTTTGCAAAAAAAATGAGGCGGTTTTTAGGCCGCCTCACTTAAGTTTAGTTTAGACTACGCTGCGCCTGGTGATCCGAAGATACCTCTAGGGTCTGAGAATCCAAATGAATATCTCTCTCTAGCTTTGTATCTAACGTTTCCAGATTCAAAATCGCCTTCCATCGCTGTTTTAACTGGCGCTCTAACAAACATTTTCAGTCCATTAGGTACATCAGTTTTGATGAAAAACGCATCTGTGTCAGTTAAGTAGTGATTAACTACATAGCCTTGTGGAATCATTCCCATGTTAGCTACTGCATTGATGTCATTGTCAGCTGTTCCAACTCTACCTTGAGATTTCATCAATCTCTCAGCTGTGAATTGTAACTCAGAAGGAATAATTAGTTTCATTCCTCTTGATGCTATTTTTAACCCTCTCTCATCCGTCATTCCTGCGATATCAATTAACGACTGCTCTAACGATGTTTCGTTAAGGTCAGCTGCAGTTGATAGTTCATTTTTGAACGTTCCAGCAACGATTGGGTGAACAGCAGAACAAAGTTCTACTCCATCACCACCGGTGAAGTTTGAGTCAAACGCATTGTTTAACACATTTGCTGCTTTAACTTGTTTAGCGTTAGCCATAGATCTAGCTAATGCTTTTGTATATCTAGACGCAAGTCTATCGTACAAGTTATCTTCAATCGCTTCTTCTGTGATTGAGAACGCTAAAGCAAGCGTTTCGTGAGTGTATCTAGCAGTGAATGTTTCTTTTGCATCATCGTAATTAACTGAAGAACCTTCAGGTTTTACTTCTGCATTTCCGAAACCACTTAACATTACTTCTTCTTCAAAAGCTCTGTCTGAATTTTCGACATCGAAAATTTGTGTATGTTCATCTGCGTAGTTTTTGTATTCCAGGCCGAATAGTGCATTCAATCCTGGCTCTAGTTCTTTAACTAGTTGTGATCTTGATATTGCCATAATATTATTCTCCTATTCTATTAGACGCCTGTTGTTAGTTTAAATACATGCTCACCAGTATTGATAACGACATATGCGTTAGCATTAGCTGTAGCTGTATCATTGTTTGATGGATCTTTGGATATTCCAATTTGTTTTAATCCACCTGTAGTACCAGTAGATGATGTATCAATTTCAGAAGTTGATTGTCCAGAAATTGTGCTTCCTGCTACTCCTGTAAAATCGAAGTCTGAATTGTTCATCGCTGCCGTACCTGTACCATCGTGTTGTGCTTCAAACACTACATAGGGATCCGCTACCACTGAAGCAACGATATCTGCTGCTGCTACTTGTGAATAGAAAGCTCTCCATGTTGGTTTACCTGTTGTGGGGTCAGTATAAAACACACCAGAGAAAACACCCAATTGTTGTGTGTCTCCTGCTGCTGCTGGTTCAATACCACCACCTGCTACTGCTTCAACTATCTGTCCAGTAAAAATACTGCCAGATGCGTTATTAGCAATTGCATATTCTTCTGTTCTTATTTGTCCACCAGTAAGACTTCTTGCTGGTCTGAAACCGAACGCTGCATCTTGATTTGCCATATTTGTATCCTCATTATGTTTATGGTTTTATCCATAAACGGGTTAATTGTTATTTCGTTGGTAGGGATTAACCCGAGAATCGTTAAAAAATTAACTTTTCTTTGTACCACCGAAGGTTACACGAGTTTGTCTATCACTATTGATAGGCATACTTGGGTGCTGTTCCTTCATGAGGTCGTTGTCGATTGCATTATTTTTGTCTTGTGTTTGTTTCGCAAAATAAGCTTTTCGTGACTCAACAATCTCATTAGATATCCTAGCCAGCAATAGGCCGCCAACTCCAATCATTCCCTTGTATTTACCTTCGGTCACAGCTGGATAATCAGTCTCTGGATATTCATCGGCTCTAACCAATTCGTATCCTGATCTTAATTTAGCTGACATGTTTTTCGTATCATCGAATCCCATTGATTCAGCTCTTATCCATCTATGTTTAAACCCGTCTGGTGCAGGGGGTGAATCTAAAGATGAGGGTGGAGACCAAACTTTTTTTCGTTCTTCTTTAACTCTAGTTTGACTCGCACGTGAGGTTTTTATTTTATCGTTTTCCATATGCTTATATTCCTTCCGTGATTTTTAGTTGTTTCGCATACTCTTCTAATGGCACACCTAATTTTTTAGCGATTGTAACCTGTGATGGTGTGAGCCTCACAGTTTTGCGACCTGGTCTTGCACTTCGTGTCGCCGACACTACTGTTTGTGCAGGTTTAGTCGAAACCTTTTGTTCAGTTGTACTGAATTTATGGGGAAAGTCAAGTCTTATACGCTTATCAACTTCTGCATAATATTCATCTGAATTAGGATCAAAACCCTCTGTTTCAGTTAATTTTTTATGTAGATCAAACGCTGTATACGTCATAGCACTATCCTGTCCAAACCAAGAATTTCTATCTGCCCATGCTTCAGCTTTTGGATCTGGCTGTGGTGCTTGTTGAGCAGCAGGTTGTTGCATTGCAGGAGTTCTAACAATCTGTTCTTTATTTTCAGATTGTCTTTCCTTCATAGCGCCTAACCTTGCTTCATCTAAACCAAGTCTAGATATATCTCTTTGAGCTTCTACTTCAGCATTAATATCTCCGCTGTCTCTTGCAGTTGCAAGTTTTGCTTTTGCTGCTTCTATTCCAGATGTTAATCTATTTTCTAAAGCTTGAACATAATTTGGTTCCATTTTAGAAAATCTTGTTTTTAACTGTGTGTGTTCTTGTTGAACACCTTTGGCAAATTCTAAAGCAGCTTCTCTTTGTCTTTCTGCTTCACGCCATTTTTTAGTTAACTTAGCTATTCTTTTTTGAACACCTTCACTGTATTCTTCAATTTCTGGTTTAGCTTCTTCTTTAGTTTCTTTTTCGTTAGTAGTTTCTTCTACTACTGTTTCTATTACTTCTGGTGTTTCAACAGTTTCTTTTACTTCTACTTCTTTTTTTTCTGATATATCTACATCTACTTCAGGTCCTGAAGTATCTATATCCACCATTGGTTCTTTTTTTGTTTGTTCTGTATCTGGCATAGTCTTATCCCTTCTATGTGTTAAACGTTAAGAAGTACGGATTCAGGATCTTCTATTGTTCCTAGAACTTCGTCATCATTTAATAAACGAACTTCTCCGCCTTCGATGGGTAATCTTGATCCCGCATAACGTGCAAAAATAACCCACTGTCCTTTTTTGCACCACGGTCCTGTTGGATATTTTTCTTTATCATGATAGGCCAACGGTCCTAACTTGAGTACATAACCACAGTTAGTGGAAATACGTAATTTGTCTAAAGATTCTTGAGTGAATATAATTCCGCCTTTACTTTTTTCTTTAGGTGTAAAAGGTAAAACCAAAAGTCTCCAGCCGCTTGGTTCCGGTAACTGGGATCTTTGTGCTTCAATGGTTTCGGGATTTAATGGTTCTTTTTCTTCTATCTTTTTATACTTTTCTTCTAAAGCATTATTATGTTTTGGTATTTCTGTCGATGTCGATAACGTTTCCTTGCTCATCTTTTTGCTCCTTGTTGTTTAGCAGGTTAGAGATTTCCTGTAAAATATAATTATAAGATCTTGCTTGTCCTAACATATATTGATATTTTTCCATGTTGTCAACCCCACCTGTTATCATTGTGTCTCCAACAGCTTGTAATCTTTCTCTGACTATTTTTTGTATCTTTGCTACTAGAACTAATGGATCCACTAACAATCCCACTTTCGTAGTGATTTGTTTATTCTTGAATCTGGATCTCTTGCTGTTTTAGCTGAAGTTAATTTAGCTTTCATACCTTTCATTCTTGCGCAAAACGATTTACGTCTTGGATTTGTTTTTGATTTTGTAGGTGCTTTTAATGTGCCTTTTGTGTAGCTGGCTCTGCCTTTGGCATTTAAACCACCGGACTCAGACTTACCTTCTTTTCTAGTCCATGCCGCACTTCCACCATCATTAAAATAGGTTCTCATTACGCTGTTACTTTTTTCTTACTTTTATTTTTATTTTTTTTACTGTTCGGAAAACCTTTTTTTGATTCTGCGTAAACTTTAGGAGAAATAGTGCTATTTTTTTTTGAATTCATTTTTTCTCCTCTTTTCTTTTTATCTCTTACATTTTCCCATAGACTCATTATGCTTTTCCTCCTTTTTTGAATGCTCTGCCTTTTTTGAATTCTCTGCCTTTAGGTTTATTTTTAAGGCTATTTTCAAGACGTCCTGGTTTAGTTGTTACACCTTTAAGTCTATCTTTTTGTTTTTCTCTTACAATAGATTCTTTTCTTGTTAATTTTTTTTCAGCCATAGTTATTTCTCCTTTTTTAGTTATCACACTGGCATCTTTTGCCAAGTATTTTTTCTACTATGTGTTTAATAAATTTTTTAATTTTTTTTATCATTATTTTTTTCTTTTAACATTTTACCTATTTTTTTAGCTGCGTCTTTTGATCCTTTATCTTCATTATTTTTAAATAATCTTTTAATGTTTTGAACTGGTCCTTTACTACCATCTTTAAACCCAGGTACACCTCTACCTTTTAAAATATCTTTTTTAGTAACTTTACCATCACCAGTTAAATCAGGAAAAGACTTTCCGCCTTTTTTATACATCTGTCGACCCATCATACCGCCGCCCATTTTAGGGACTCTTTTTACTGTATCTTTTAATTTATCTAAAGCTTTATCTGATTTTTTAAATGTTTCTTTTAAATTAAATCTAGCTGCATCTAGTTTTGATTTTGCTGCGCCTTGTTTAACTTGTTCAACTGTCTTACCACCTGTTTTTGAAAAAGGTTTAACAGATTTAATTGCTTTACTACCTGCTTTTAATGCTTTGTAACCGTAACTTAAAATTCCCATTATTTTTTTACTCCTTTAAATATTTGTGTTCCCTTTATACCATAAATACTCGCAACTACAAGTATCCATAAATTAGTAAACCATTTAGGTAATTCTGAGAACATCTCAAAAAATAGCTTTACCTTGTCCATTGCTGTAGGGTCATCCGATACCACTGCCCAAGCTAAAATTGCTATAGGCAAACTTAAAATTATTAAAACTGCCTCGTCCTTCCAATCTGATTGCCTAGCTTCTAACAATTTACCTTGGTAAGCTTCCTTACCTTCAGCCATACGAGATGCGTGCATAAGCTGTGCATCTGACATAGCTATCTTCGTCTTCTGCTTATTAGCGTAAATTTTACTACCAGCAGAGACGGCTAATTTAATTGCCGAAAACCACATATTAGTACCAGGTTACGTCTTTTTGTTTTCTTGCAGCACCAGTTCCTTTAACCGGATTAGTGTCGCCTTTAGCAATAAAGCTTTTTCCTCTAAAACTTTTCTCT